AGGGCCGACGACACGGCCGACATCGATAACGGCACCGTCGCTAATACCCAGCAGAAGATGACCATTTGAGTTGACTACAGCCGTTTCAACAAAGCTTCCATTAAGTCCGTCCTTACCGTCAGCGCCAGCTGGTCCTTGAGCACCATCTCTACCTGCTCGTCCAGCAGGACCTTCGTCGCCTTTCGCTCCCGGAATGCCCTGTGGGCCCACATCCCCATCTTTGCCAGGGAATAGCTGGATTTTCTTGGAGTATCCATTACTCAGAAAAATGGTGAAACTGTCATCATCAAATTGCTCGATCTTTTCAATCGAAACCCCTGGGTCACCTTTAGGCCCTTTTGATTTTTCCTTAGCTGTCTCAGCTAGCTGCAGCAGTTCGAGGTCTGACAATGCCATCAGTTCGTGCCCTCGTCAGACTCAGAATCTTCAGCCAGTCTACGCAACCTTTTCAGCACCTCTTGGCGAATTTCACTGTCACCGCCCTCCTCATCGGGGGGTTCATCACCGCTAGCTTCTATCTCCTCTTCGGCAACATTGCCGCCAGCAGCGGATAGATCCAGGCCGGCAAGCTTGTCCTGTTCAATAATCTCGATTTCGCCCTCAATATCCATGTCCTCGCTGAGGATTTCACCGCGTTGCAGCACTTCCAGCAACGTCTGATGACTGATCGCTCCATTGGTCCAGAGATTGAGGTATTGCTGAACCTGCGGGCCGGTCAGTTCTTGCAGGTTGAAGTCTCTTGAGACCTGCACAAGGGGTGTCTCACGGTTGACGTAAGCGCCGGCCATATCCAAGGCATTCTGCAAGGCCTTCTCTAGGTCTTGGGCGACGACAGACAACATGGAATCGCTGTCACTACGATCCATTGCTTTGGCTTCAGCGGTCTCAGCGCCATAGGTCTGATTGAACAGCGTTGAGATGCCAAGAGACCGCATCTGGTTTTCCAGAGTGGTGATGAAGTCTTGCTGTGCCGCAAATGCTTGGCTTGCTGGCTCCACATATTTGGCATCGGAATCTGGCCCCATCACCAAGGCGGAATTGGCGCTAAGGGCAATTTCGTTATCGGTATCGTCCCAGCCCTTCAGCACGAGAATCGGCATCGCCGCAACGTGGAGACTGAACTGCTGGTCTGCCTGACGTTGGCTGTGAAGGATGTTGAGGTTGGCGATAGGCAGCAACGGCGGCTTGCTGATTAACTCGCTTACCTTTTGCGAATAGGTCACCGCTAACGGAATCACCGGAAGGCTTGTGGTCCCTTCCTGATAGACGTACCAACCCTCGCTGTTTTTACGCCAGACGGACCATCCGCCTTGCTCTAAAACGCGAATCTGCCGCACGACCTTGTCGCCGAACATGCCAACGTCTTCGGTGACGTATTCATTGATCCGCACCTGATTGATCTTGGCCAGCGGTGAATCGCCGTCCTTACGCCAGCCAAGGATTTGGTCAGGCCGCACCGGGATGAAAAACGGGCGCAAACCTAGCTGACGCTCAACTGCCAAGTTTGGGGCCGCCTCAGTTGACGGGAAGTCAACAAGAACCGCGCTATGGCCCATCAAAAGGCTGTTAAGGACGAACTCACGGGCAAACGCATCTAGCGACGTTCCGTAGCCGTCCACGTCTTCAATGAACTGTTCCCAATACTCATCAACCTCAGCCCCTTCCTCACGGGCCTTAAGCGTGATCGGCTTACGGCAAATAAGACCAGCCGCTTGATCAGCTAAACGCGTCAAAAACGGGGATAGAACGGCATGGCTAACGCGCCGACGCCAGGCTGCAGTGTCTTCTTTTGGTTCTTGAGGCAGCAGCGTTGCAGCGTTCTCTCTGAATGCCTGAGTACCGCCAACGCAAACCATGATTGGCTGCCAGCGTTCTGACATCTCCATGTAAGGGCCAGAGATCCAAGATGGATCATTCCCGGCCGATTCATCCTGATGGCCAAGCGTGTCAGGCGGTCCTTCACCTGGCTGGAAGATCCCGGACGGATATGGGCGGGAAGTATCAGCCAAGGCGCTCAGAATCCTTCATTAACCTGATTCTAAGTTGCCTCCTCAAAGTGACTGATCGCTACGCGCTAGCCAAAGAGTTTGAGCTGAGGAAGTTTGAGATGCAGGTGATGAGGATGGACGACCTGTATCAATTGCAGGAATTGTGCATCAGGTTATTTGCACAGACGAAAGCTCAGCAGCGGGTGTACGAGAGCTTGCTGAAGGACGCAGGACGGCTGCCACCCGGCCATTAAGCCTGCGTACCTGCCATACACACAGGTACGCGAGAGCATTGCGATAAGTGAAGCAGAATGGGTGCTGACGCACGGCAGCAATGACCGGTCCCATTCCGCTGCCCAAGCAGTACCCCGCCCACCTGCAACTCTGCTACCGGGGCGTGAAATACAGACCCGCTGCCCTTCAGCTGTTTGTGGCCCGTGGTGGCTGGGGCCGGGAGTACATCCCAACAACAAAGCCGCCCGTGAAGGCGGCTTGAAGTCGTATGGCTGAAGCCGATCCCGAAGATCCCTGGGGGTGGGGCGCACCGAAGCAGTCCAATCACCATACTTGTGCCTGGCGGGATTTACCAGCGCCAACCTTCCATGGCTTCACAAGGTTCAACGCACTAAGGATCATGTAACCCAGGCCGTCAGCGTGGTGATCTAACCCGCTGTCCTTGTCTGGGATGAAGTCATCGACGCCTTCTTTGTACGTCAGGTTCTTCAGTGATTTGATCACGTTCTTGCAGCGCGGGTGAACCATCAACCGACGCTCGCCTTCCATGTTCTTGATCAACCAGTTCGTAGCGTTCAGGCGATCCTTGATGGCCCATGGTGACTTAGGGGCGACCACGCGGAACCCATGCTGGCGAATGATGCCGTGGTCCGTTTTGCCAGCGGCACTCGTCTTCCTGGCGGCCCCAGTCGGGTCTGGGTAAACGATGATTTCGCGCTTGGGAAACTTGCCCTTCAGCCACGCACAAACCTCGTCGGTATTGCTGTTTTTGATGGCGATCTCATCCCAGACATGCAGCGTGTCGCCCACCTTGCTCGCAATGCTGCCCGCCATGATGCTGACGTTGAAATCCAGGCCCACAAGGATCGGTCCACCCGTGTCCTGAATGTCCTCGGTGATGTTGTCGTTATCGAAGTCCGGGAACACGCGCCCGGACAACGTCTCGAAACTGGCTAAATACTCTTGCCTGAATGTCCGTTCATCCAGGGTGCGTTTCGCCGCCTCGATCTCCTCTGCTGGGACATTGCCGCCCTGAATGGTCGTGAATGAGAACGTGGTCCAATCTCGTTCGTCCTGTGCCTGTTCCCAGAGGTCGTGGAACCAATTAAGTCCTGCCGGAGTTGTGATAAACCATGCCGGGCCTCCTTGGTCACTGAGAGCAGGCCGGAGAACCATCTCCCACGCTTCCTGCTTGACATAGGCAGCCTCATCAACAACTAACGAGCTAAGGCTGACGCCACGAAGCGCATCTGGGTTCTCAGCGCCACGTAACGCAATGATGCTGCCGTTGGTCAGTTCAAGGGACAGGTCGGACTCATTCCGCTTGATGGTGATGCTGTTTGGCACCATCGCTTTGAGTTGCCGCCAAGCGATCTGTTTCGCCATCCGATAGTTGGCGGTGACGTACCAGTTCAAGCTGCCGGGCTTGATAATCGCCCAGCAAATCAAGCGAGCAATACAGAGGTATGTCTTGCCAAACCGTCGGCCGGAACATAAGAGTTTGAAACGCTCCTCCGCTTGGTACACCTGCAGTTGCGGCGGTGTCAGCGTTCCCTCTAGCTGTGCTGCAAGCGTCTGCAACGCGGCGTCGGCTTCACCTGACGCTTGTGGTTCAGGATCAAGAATTGAACCGCGTGGCAGCGTTGCGAGGATGCTCATTTTGCCTTCTGTTCTATGAAGGAATTGAATGCACGGCGGCGGATAGCTTCACGCAGCTGTGGCTCTTTTTCGTCCACTAGATGCATTGAGGAGACGTAACAACACTCCCTGAATCCATCTTCTTCTAGGCAAACTTCGTACATGGTGTCGTTGTCAACCGAACGAAGTTCCAACATCAGTCAAATAATCTGGCGATCTTGGCAGCGCTGTTAATGCAGCCAAGGGTAACGCTGTCATTCTGACGCTGAGTCGTTTTCTTGTGTAGGTCGTTTAGCTGACTTAGCAACAAGGCCGCAAAGTCTGCGCGATCCAATGACCACGTTTCTTTTACTTCCGTTATTGCCTCGCGCCAAATACGTTTCCCCTGACTTTTGCTCAACCCCCATTCCTGGACCGCATAGGCGACTACATCCGCCTGGCTTGCGCCTTGGGCCATCATTCTGGCCGCACGGTTGATTCTGTATTCAACGACTGCCCTTGTGGCCCGTTTTACGCCGGTCTTGCCTTTATTCCAAGGCTCTTGTTTTTCCTTTTCTTCAGCCATGGTTCGCGAAGCTGTCTAATGCGTACCAGACATGACTATTACGGTAGCCGCCCTGATGTGTAGGAATGATAGGCGTTACACCGTGACGATTACGCCAAGCTGGATAAACGAGGAGTGAATTGTTGGTTTGATCGAAGGTGGCGTCGTAATCAGGAACGTGAAGGTTGCCGCCTTTGCTGTTCTGCCGTTTGGTGATGATCAGGTTGATCGCACCTTTGATGTTGGCGTTGTCCTGATGGATGGGTGCAGCGATATTGCAGTTGGAGATGGTGCTGCTGAAGTAATTGGCGAAGCGCCATTTGTCGGGCAGGCGTTCTTCAACACGGGCTAGGTGATGCTTGTGAACGCTGGGGATGTAATGGTTGACCAAGCCCATACAAAGCTTGCCCGCTTTAAGCATGGCTTTGATGAACGTGCCAGCGGTCTTGCTGCTATGGACTTGTGACCGACGGGGGTAAGGCATCCGCAGGTGTGGCCTGGGGGCACAGGAGCCAAGGATGGTGCAGTACTGGAGCACTGTTTTATGCCTTTGCCCACCGTTGGCAGCGGCTTCTAATGGCGTAACACGGCCCATGTTGTCTTTAGGAACACGATCACTGCGAAGTTCCTGGTCAGCGATGGTGACAAGGTTGATGAGGTCCTTGGGTAGTTCTTTGAGGAACAGGCCAACCTCAGTGCCATCAGGGTCCAGCAGGATGCAGGACTCAGTGACAGTGGGTTCAAGGTCCGGTGTGACGTCACCCATTTTTAGGGTTGATTGCCGTGGCGTAAGCCGAACGGCCGGAAGCGTTGAGATGTTCATGCCTTGAGGAGGATCTCGTTTTTGCGCTTGGGGTTAAGGCGTAACTGCTTCGGCCATTTGCGCAGAAGGTAATTGATGTTTTTCTGCTCTCTTGCGTCGTCACGGTAAGCAACTGCACCGCCTGCGTTGCTGTAGTGCTGGAACTCCCAGAGGAACCGCTGATAACGGCAGGCAATGCCGTATCGCTCGATGTGCTGAAGGGTGAAGTCGTAATCCTCTTTGAGGGTGAGGTTTATGTCGAAGCGTGGTTCCGACGGTTTCACGAACAGGGCGTCACCAATGCAGAAGGTGTTTTTTGAGAGGGGTGACTTGGCGAAGAATGCATTCGAGGTTGGCGGTACGCCAAGAAGGCGCAGACCTTTGACGGCATTGAGCTTTTCGACCATGACGTTGATGGCTTGCTGCAAGCGCACTGTTTCTTTTTTGCCACCAGCGACGTGAGGGTTGTATTTGACGCTTTTGATGTCGTCAGATAGCTGAACGCAGATGTCACCGTTGTCGAAAGCGTGATCTAGCGCCCAGTTGCGTGACTGCATCAGGGTGCCTGTTTCGTAGACATGCTTGCAGCCGGCTGCGCGGTACTGGTCACCCTCTCCTGCTTTGACACAGAAGATGTAGTGATTGAGGGCAGCCTTTTCGAATGGCAGGTTGTTAGCCCTGCCAGCGGAGATGACATAGGTCTGGTGGCTGTATTCCATCAGAGAGCGGTGTCGTCCTTGATGGCATTGATGAGCAGCATCCCGACGTATTTGCCTTGCTTGCGTGCTTCGGATACAAGGGCCTGGGCCTCTTCGTAGTCCTCGGGTTCGAAGTCGATCTGGATTGCCTTGCGCACGCCAGCGGCGTATTCGGACAGGTCTTCACCTTCCATGTCTTCAAGGGCGGATAGGTCTACCTCTTCCCCAAAAGTGGGGAGGTCATCACCCCAGCCAAGGACTGTTAGGTCAAAGCCGACATCACCGAGGGCCTGCAGTTCAGCTTGCAAGAGGTCATCGTCCCAGCCGGAGTTAAGGGCTAGTTGGTTATCAGCGATGACGTATGCCCGTTTCTGGTCTTCAGTGAGGTGACTGAGCTTGATAACCGGGACTGTTTTAAGACCAAGGGCCTGGGCTGCCATTAGGCGACCGTGGCCAGCGACGATCTGCATGTCATCACCTACCAGGAGTGGATTGGTGAAGCCGAACTCTTTCAGGGATTGAACGAGACGATCTAACTGTGCTGCGGAATGAGTGCGCGGATTGTTTGCATATGGGGTAAGGGAGTCAGTTGGGACTTGTTGAATTTCTTCGACTGCGGTCAACGCCATGGAATGGTGTTAATAATATGATTGTACATTACTCTTCCAGAATGGAAATGGCAAACGACCGGTCCTGTAGCGAGGGAAGTTTTTATGTCCTCGGAGGAATGCGCGTCTGGTGCAGCCCAGCAAGCATCAGGAAACACGAGATTCGGACTTCGTTGGGCGGAACTGTTGAAACCAAGCAACGGTGGTCCGGGAGAGAGTCCGGGGAGGACTGAGGCTATTGAACGAGCGCGGGCACGCAGTCAGGGGAGGTCTGCGGCGAGGCTGGTGAAAAGGAAGAAGAAGTAGGGGGTCTGCGGGCCCCCTTTTCATTTCGCTTCCATAATGCTATTATTATTTCATCGGGAAGGTCCCCGATCACTCAACTCTTAACTCCAAAATGACAGCCCCAACTCCTAAAGAAACAGAAGTCCTGATGCTCCGCATGGTTCGCGAGGGAATTCTCACTGACCAGCTATTTCGCCTTCTTCATCACGACGGCAAAGGCATGCTGACCATGTTTCATTACCTGAACAAAAACGAAACGAACACTTATCAGGATGGAGGCCAAAACCAAAAACTGGCCATAAAGCTCAAAGAGCTTGACGAGTTCATCCAAAGAATGGCTGAGTCTTGATTTTCCGTGCCCCTGCGGGGGCCTTTTTTTTGGCCTCCCTCTGGGGGGCTTTTCATTTCGCTTCCATAATGCTATTATTATTTCATCGGGAGGGATCCCGGTCACTCAACTCTCAACTCAACTCATGAAACTCACTCGCGCCCGCAGCCTCGCTCTTGAACTCGACGCCTTCGGTCTCATCGACAACGGCACCGTTCTTCAAGCCCAGGCAATCATCTCTGGCCTGCTGTTCGGCAACCCTGAACTCAGCGACCAGGAAGTCATGAAGCTCGCTCTGGAGGCTTGATTCATGACGCTCGCAGACACCAACCACCCTCAAGCCGACAAAGGCACGCTCGCTTACGTCGCCCTGCAAGCCATTGAAGCCCACCTCAAAGAGCACGGCTTCCGACTGGGCCTTGGGGCCGACGACGGCATCCATGAGGCCCTCTGGGACGCTCTCGGATACGTCGAAGTTGATCCTGCCTGATTTCATTCTCCTTCCATAACCAGAACACCATGAACACTCAACTCAACGGCCAAGCCACCCGCGTCAAGTTCTATCCCGGCCTCGGCTTTGCCCCTGTCATCGAACAACCCGCCACAACTGCCACCGCCGAGTTGTCCGCTCGGGTCGTTGTCATTTCAACCAAAGCATGAACACCTCTTTCTGGGATCCAAACCGTATGGACAAACGCACCGTCACCATCGAACTCACGAATCGCAACTGGGCATTACTTGCCTGCATTCTTTCCGTCGGTTGCAAGCAAATGCCTGACGCTGACCAAAAAGACGCCGAACACATTTACAAGGTTGTCGGCGATGCCCTTTACCCCGAGTAAATCAATGAACATCATCAAAGCCACCATCGCCACCGCAGCTGTCGTTACGTGCTGCCTGGGCAACACCTACCCCGCATCAGCTGAGCTTTCACGCAATCAAGCAAACGCCTTCAGGGCTGGCCATGCCACCGGCTACGCATTGGGATTAGTAGCAGGGGGATGCGTTAGCTATGCCGACGGCAGCATTAGCCGCAGTCAGTATCGCCAAATTATTGGCATTGCCAGCAGGTTGAAACAAACGAATCAAGCAATGCGCGATTACATCGTGGAAAGCATGCGCGACAACAGCGAGGCCCATCTTTCTACTTATCAGCAATGCGTGCCAGTCGTTATGCAGGTGATGGGCCGGTCGCGCAGTCCCTATCAATCCGCTGACAACTGGAGGTGATCAAATGAGCTACGACACCATTGATGCCCAGGTGGAGGAACTATCCACCTATTCCGTCAATTTCAGCGAGCCCCATTACAACGGCTTGGGCAAGGAACTCAGCAATTCCTGGGTGCAAAACACCTGGAGCCAAGGCTGGGCACTAATGCGCATTAAAAGCAGATTGATTGATGCCGCTGCCAAGGACTACAAGGCGGAGTACGGCAGCATGACGCAAAGCGTTGAGGAGATGTGGCCAACGGCCATCCGTTGGGCTGCTACATGCCGCGTGTACGACCACTTCGCCGAGGAATTCAAGCTCGGGAACTTCTATTCGTAGGGGCTAAAATATTGTCATTATTAAAAGGAAATTCCTATGGGCCGTAGAGCAGCTGACGACAAGTCCCCCCGGACTTCAGAGACCGTTCAAATCTGCCTGACTCCTCAAGAGAAGGCAGTGTTGGCGGCTTACGCCCACGCCAAACACAACGGCAAGCTCAGTATTGCTGGGCGTGCGTTGCTGGCCCCCACGCTCAGGAAGGCCATCCCTGAGATCGCTTTAGCTGGCTGAGGGCGTAACGCTTGGAAAACGGTAACGTTGTCGAGCCCTCCTTCGAACAAGAAGAGAGGGCTTACAACCTTCTGCTGTGGGCATGCCTAATACCGGCTGCCCCATACAGCGAGGAGTTGGCGTCACAAGGGTTTTACACCCGAATACAGCGGAAACGGTCAGACGAGGCGCTCGATGCCTTTGACCGTGCAAAAGAGAAAGAACCCCAGGCCCTCTCTGAACTAGACGCGTTCAGGAAATTAGAGGAACTGGGGATCATCACTCAACAAGACCTTTACTCTCCAGCAAAAGCCTCGAATGGATTCTACAGCACCAAGCTCAAGGAATACAACGGTCCGAGAACAATTCAAAACGCCGAGGGACAAAGCGTGGGACCAACTAGAAAGCCAAATCGCAGAAATCTGCGCAGGCACCGATGACCCGGTAAGGCGTAAGGCTGACATCAAAGCAGCAGCCCATGCTGAGGTGCGCCAGGAAGACGAGAACGGTTTAGAGATACTCGCTCAACCGTTAGGCGTTGACCTTGGGGACAAAGATTATGAGGCGCTAATTGCCAAATGGGAATTAGCCCAAGAGATCGACGTTGTTGGCATTAAAGCCGGTGAAGCGTATGAGGTTAGTGATGAATTATTCCTTTGGGACGGGGTAGTTGTTCAGGGCAGCGGGACGCTGTTAGTCGGCGGTGCGAAGACAGGTAAGTCCAGCTTGATTTGCTCGATGCTGGGCGCGATGAACCGTGGAGAAAAAGAACATTTAGGGCGGGCATTGAACTACGAGACGATGCCCGATGTTTTCATCGTTGGCACTGACCAAAACAAGAAGGACTGGAACACGCTGTTGATCCGTGAGGGCTTGGCGTGGAAGGACGAGTCAACAGGGAAAACAAGGAACCTGGATTGCATCAAAGAAATGTTCACGCGGGGGGACAAGATCTATCTGGATCAACGGGGCATTGCTGCGTTGGCAAGGCGTGCAGCGGCCCACCCCGGCTGTTTGATCGTGCTGGACAGCTACACGTCGTTGACGACGGTGCTGGGCCATAAGGAGATCTCCAAGGAGTGGTGTGATGCTGCCCGGCAGCTAGCAGAGGCTCTAGAGCCCCTAGAAGCGTCCTGGATCGTCTTGCACCACACAAACCAGGGAAACGTGGGCGGAACGACTGAAACGGCCTCCAGGGGCCACACAGACCTGCCTAGCCAATTCACGTGGAATAACCTGCTGATGTGGACGCGTGCGGTGCCCGAGGGGGCCATCAGGACAGACCACCGATTGACGTTGACACCAAGCGGTCGGGCCAAGGCTGAACCGATGGTTATTCAGCTTGTGGACGACGCAGAGGGACAGGCCAGGTACATCACCCACGGGGATTACCAGTTCGCCCTGCGGTCAGAGCGTGTGCGCAAGGCTGAGATGGATTTATTCAAAGCACCCAACTCACCGGAATCACTGGCTTACCTGCACGCCTGCAGCATGCACGAGATTCACGGGACTGAGATTTCCGTGAAGCTGCTGTGCCAGCAGTTCGGTGACAAACCCAAAGTCGCCAGGGCAAAGCTCAACCGGCTGGAGGATATGGGGCTGTTGGTTCGGGCGGGTGCCCGAGGAGCCGAAGGCGGACGAGGGGGCATGCCGGCTGTTTGTTGGGTTCCGGCTGTTTCTGATGAAGGGCAGGGACTTTTGGATCAACGTGACGCTGCCCTTAATTATCTACATAATATAGATAATAATAATCTATATATAGATAAGGGACCAAAAGGCCAAAAAACCCCAAAAACCCCGAAAAAACACACGAAGGGGCAAGAGGCCAAAGTTCCCGCCCAAGAGGGCCAAAAACCCCAAGAAACCCAAAGCTCCCAAAACACCCAAAGTTCCCAAAACTCCCAAGAGTTCCAAAGTTCCATCAGGGATCGGGCGTTGGTTTTTGAGTACGACTTCCGGGGCACGCCGGTCCCTCGGGAAGGCGGCATGGTCCAGGTGCTGCGCAACGGCAAGTGGGAAAACAACCGCGTCTTGACCGGCAGCGTGGATTTCAAAGACGACCTGTCTGCCGCCGTGTTCCTCAAGCCAGGGCTACCCGTGGTGAAGGGCCTTCAGTGGATGCGAACCGTCAAACCTTGCGACGAGGCTCATCCAGCAAATGAGGAGCCTATTTGACACTATCCACGAAAAGAGTCATGAACCAAAAGTTCAATACCGAACCGCATGCCCAGACTGGGCACATGAAAAGGCTTCCTCTTCTGCCGATTGATTTCGACGAGGAGGCGCACCGTTACACCTGGGTTCCTACCGGCGAGCGCATGATGCTGTCAGTGACAGGTGTGTTGTCGGCTAGCAAGAGCAAGCAAACCCTCAGCACGTTTGCCCGGACGAAACACGTTTGGGCCCCACGCGGCACGTTTGTGCATGCCTGCCTGGAGTCATTCCTTAAGGGGACCTCGATTGAGGAGCTGGTTAACGGCAAATACAGCGACTATGTCCGGCCGCTGCTGGAGTACCCGATGTGGGAACACTTCGAGCCGCTGGCGTTGGAATACCGGGTTTGCGATTTACGCCGGAACATCGGCGGCAGCCTGGACGTGCTGGGCTACGACCATCGGATGGACAGGATGGTGCTGCTGGACCTGAAGACGCTGGGGAAGGGTGGCCGTCCGTATAGCACTGATGCACAGCTGGGCGGATATTTGTCGATGCTGATTGATCACCACAAGCTGGTGGTGGATGAATGCCTGACGATGTGGGCTGCGTCTGGCGAAGCGCATTTAGGGGAGTGCCAGCCCCCGGCGCAATGCCTGGAGGCATGGGAACACGCCTACGACATTTGGCAGATGGGACAGCAAGAACTCTGAGGGGTTTTCATTCTGCTTCGATAATGCTATTATTATTCCAGTGGGGTTCCCACTCGCTCAACTCACTCACTCAACTCCATGAACGAACTCGACACCCTCAAGGCTCTTCTTTCCGAAGCCGAGGACGACTATTCCTTCGCCATCGCCCGTGGTGACTGGGCCGCTGCATCCCTGGCCAAAGGCAAGGTTGCCCGCCTGCGCGGTCGCATCGGCAAGCTCATCAAAGCCCGCATGGCCTTCGCCTGATCACATTCCCGTCCCGTAACCGTATTTCCAATGTCACCTACTGATCAACTCGCTCAAATTCTTACCCAAGAATTCGCCAACGCTCACGACATGTGCACTGACGATGCACCCCTCGATGTCAAAGGCCAAAACGCCTGGGTCGCTCAACACCTGCCCGAACTTGAGGAACTCATTTCTGACTTCGTTGCGGAGCGATTCTGAATGACCTATTCCATTTACAAAAACGAAGACGGCTACTGGTTCAAGTGCCGTTCATCGTTAGCCGTCAACCACGGCCCCTTTGCCACTCGCGCCGAAGCAAAAGCAGCGGCTGACGCTTACGTCAAGGGTTGGGAATGAACACCATGGAAACCGTTTCTACCACCATCAACACACAGGCCGCTGTTGACTTCGGCCTGCTCGTCAAAGGCTGGTTTAAGCAAAACAATTGGCCTCAATCACTCCCTCATGAGTGGGCCAAGGCCAACGGCAGCACCATTGGGCCCTGGTCTTCCCAGATCTCCCATTGCATAAACGGCAAACACGAACCGAAGCCCAACTTCTTCGTCGCCATGCATGCGTTCAACCTTGCTGTAGCCGAAAGCAACCCTGGCCCTGTTGAGACCCGCGAGGCGTACAAGATCATCGCCGGTGATGCATTGCGCCGTCCTGACGGCACGCCACTCACTATCGGCGATTGGTTTGAGCTGTACGTCGGCGCCCAGACGCCCAACCTGAAGACGATGCTCGAAAAGCACCGGAGGCCGCTGGCATGAACATCTTTGCCGTTGACGAGTCGCCCTTTCAAGCGGCTCTTTGTCTCCCTGACCGCCACGTCACAAAAATGACCCTTGAGTCATGCCAAATGCTGGCGGTGGCCTTTGGTCAACACGGACTAAACCTTGGCCGCCTACGCAAGGTGGACGGCACGTTTTATTCCGAAACCGCCTTCCGCAATCACCCGTGTTCCGTGTGGGCCAGATCCAATTTTGCAAATTTGGCCTGGTTAATCGTCCATGCCCAGTCACTGAATTACGAGTTCCTCCACCGGTACCGCAAACATCACGGTTGCTCCATTGCTATCGGTGATGCCTCCAACCTGTTCGCGCAAACCGGCTTTGGCTTGGGCTGCTACGGCGACCACACGCCATTTGTTCGAGCCATGCCCGATTACATCAAGCATGACCAGGACATCGACACCATCACCGCCTACCGGCGTTACCTGTTCAACCACAAACCCTGGGCTACCTGGGACCGTGACCCATCACGCAAGCCCGAGTGGTGGTCTGCGGCCGAAGACATTCAGGTTGCAGAACGAGAACGCCTTGCTCACCATCTGGTGATGACCGAAGGCGTAGGGGCCCTGCTGTGAAAAATCAACGCGGATGCAAGGTCAATCACACCTTCGTCGGCGAGTGGAACACCAGGCCACACGACGTTTGCGAGGCAGCGAAAGCCAAGGCGCTGTCCTGCCTCAACGAACCCAACCCAAAACTCACCGCTCTTGAAAGAGCTTTTTACAACGCCATCAAAGGAATCCATGACTGAAGACCAGGAACGAATCACAGCTCTTGAAAAACTCACCGAGGAACACACAGCACATCTCAACGGCCTGTTTTCGGCATCCGAAAAAACGGCCAAAGCTCTTGAACAAATGCACTTGAGGGTTGAAACCCTTGAAGGGCAATTCAAAACGCTGGCTAAGGCATACGCACAAATGGCCGAAGCCAACAACTTCAACGGCGACGTGTACTTCAAAGTTGTTGACGCCATCCAGAGCCAAATCGTCAGCCTTCAAGTTCTTGTTGAACTGCTTGGGCAAGAAGGCATCGTTAACGAAAAGGAGTTCAGGAAATACCAGACCACGCTGAGCAGCATGGTCAAAAAGCGTCAGCTAGAGAACCTGCTTGAGAAGGAGGTTGAAGAATGAGCAAAACAAAGGTCAACACAACCGGCAAAAAAAACGGCGGCATCATTGTGCACGCAAAAACCAAAAATCACCGGCACTTCAAGCGTGATGCCGACAGGGCTGTTCGCAAGCAACCCAAACAACAACGACCCAAACCGGAGGGTTTTGCGTGAAGGTTTTTTACCGCAAGGCATACGGCTGCTTCATCTTCACTGACCGCTACTACCGCCCCTGGTGGTGGTCATTCAGACACCACCTGCCCCATCGCTTCGACAGTGTCCAGTTTTTCATTCCATGCCTTTCTGCGTGCGCTTTGGCGTTCGTTCTTTCCACCCTCATTTGACGACCTGACCTATGACGAGATCTATGACGCCTGGGACATCCGCCAGCGTGAGCACCACTTCAGCGCCAAGCACCTCGAACGGTGCTACAGAAAGCGCTCCGTGGCAGGCACCAGAGCTAACGGGAAGCCCTGACTACATCTTGGAAACGCTGCGTGAAACAAAGCACATGATCAACAGTCTTCAGGAACGCGAAAAGCGGCTGAAGGCTGACGTGCAAAAGATGTACGAAACCGGCGAGATGGCGCATCTGGTTGATGATGAAAACAGCCAGAAGTACAACGGTTCCGGCGTTTCAGTCACACTGTGCCCAGGTAAAAAGAAACGCACATGGGACTCAGCTGTGCAAATGGAACTCGACAGACTTCAGCAGGAAGTGAAACGAGTCGAGGCCAAAGCGGAGTACGCCCGGCTGTACACGGAGGAACAGGGCCCCTCGTATTGGCGAGTGACGCTGGAGAAGGAACTCTGACGCTTCGTGTCCACGGCCTGCCTGCACCGCAGGGAAGCAAACGCCATATAGGCCGTGGCATTCTCGTTGAATCATCGAAACGCGCCAAGCCCTGGCGGCAGGACGTGAAGCTAGATACAAGAGAGCAATACTCGGGGCCTATCCTCACAGGCCCCGTTTTTATTGCGATCACCTTTTGGCTGCCCCGGCCGCAAGCGCATTACCGGACAGGGAAGTTTGCTGGTCAGCTAAAGCCCAATGCGCCAACGCACTCCACGTCAGCAGGGCAGGGCGATATCGACAAATTGGTTCGTTGCACGCTGGACGGCTTGTCAGCCAAGTGTGGCGGGTGCGTTATTGCCGATGACAGCCTTGTGGTGACGCTGTCCTGCGAAAAGCGTTACGTGACTTCAAAGGAAGGTTGTGGAGCGACAATTCAAGTGATAAAACGATAATATGATTCAAGAAGACGGCCCACTCACCTTTGCTTTAACCCTCAAGCGGTGGTTTGCCAGCAACGGCTGGCCTCAGAAGATCACGCAGGATTGGGCCGAGGACGCGGGCGTGCAAAACCCGCATGGCCCCTGGGCTAGCCAGATGTGTGGGGCTATGAAGGGTTCCGGCTACAACCCAAAGGCTGAGTTCTTTCTTGCGTTAGCTGAGTTCAACCACTTCGTTGAACAGCAGGACACCAAAGCCATCACTAACAGCAAGCTGCGAGACCGGCTAACAGGGGCAAAGCCGTTATGCCTCGACAACGGTCAGCTATACAAAGCACCGGACTTCTGGAGCCTTTACGCAGGGTTAATCGAGCCGCCTGCTGACTTTGCCTCGTCAGCTGAATTCACCGAAGAAGACGCGGCCGAATGGACCAACCTGCAGCGTGACAACTTCCGCAGGGTCAGCCTCAAATTCATGTGTTCACGCGCTGAAGCGTGGGACATAATCCTGAACAAGATTCAGGAGATCGGGGACAGAGAGGGAGAGTATCTGTCACCAGAAGACTTGGCATGGGGGCAAGAGGTGCTGGCGGGAATTCATGACCCCAGCGCAGAAGAGCTAACCCGTACCGCAAAGAGACACCGGCATCACACTCCACTCTCGACAGCAATGGAGGAATTGCTAGGAGCTGTTAAGTCGGGAAAGCAGAATGCGATCGTCTAAGGGATAAGGCGGTCGCAAGTCCAGACAAGCTTCCACATCTTGGTTTCTTTGTGCCCGAGGAAGAAGATAAAGACCCGCGGGATGGCTGGATTTCAGCCAAGCCTTTCATGTCGCTTCTACGGCTTGCATGACGCCTTCAGAAAGCCAGGGGGTTTCCATTAGGGTTTGATAATGCTAATATTTTTAAGTCCACTTCAATTCAATCGTGGCCGAATCACACGACACCACACCACCTGGCCAGTGGAAAGCGGGCGCGAAAGCGCTGCACACTTTCCAACAAGCTGCTTACGCGGCAGGTAAATCAGGCAGAGCGCAAGGTCGAGCGTTCTCCAGCCTGAAGGACATCTGCAAGACCATCAAAGAATCGAGCGAGGGCACCGGCCTTTCTCATGCTGAGACGTGGCGTGCCCTGGGCACTGATCACGCGGTCTTGACGGTGACCTTGCATCACGAAAGCGGCGAGTCAATCAGCAGCGAACTGCCGGTTGACATCACTCAAAAGAATCGCAGCGGCAGTCGTGAACAGGCCCAAGGGTCTGCCATGACTTACGCCCGGCGTTATCTGCTTCTAGGCATCTACGGCCTGGCAAACGATGACGAGGACGATGACGGCGAAGCCACTACAACGGTTTCAACGTCAAAGCCTTCTCGCTCCTCGACTCCGAAGGATTCGCCGGAGCCCCCTTCACCCGCTACTGCATCAACCCCTGCGCCTCAACCCGTTCCGGTTGAGAAATCAGAACAGCCTGCAAAACCACAGCCGGTTGAACTGAATCCCGCCGAGAAAGATGCTGCCTTGAAAATCATCGCCGATGACAAAAAAACCGGCGGTGAGATCAAGAAGAAGTTTATGGCGAAGTTCTACCCCGAAGCTGCAAAGCTTTACCCGAACATGATCGCCTTCAAGGAACATCTTGCGTTTCTTGATTCTGCACAAATCCCCTTCTGATTTTTACCCATGGCATTTGAAGCCGCTTTCAAGTCCAAAGTTCGCCTGATTGACAACAGGCGTCAGCAACAAGACAACCCCAAGGCCCCACCGCAAAAACTTGCGATGGACCTCAGCCTTACTGCTGCTGAGCGCATGGCCGCCTGGCTCAACGACAAAATCGCTGAAGCCCAACGGGAAAACACGACCATCCGTGAATACCGGGGCCAAAACGATTACGACGAAATCCCTGGCTTCACCATGTGGGGCTCCATGTGGGAAAAGTCAGGCACGTTTAGCCCTGGCGTCGTCCAGCAAGAGGACGAGCTGTAATGGCTCGGGCCTGCGGTGAATGCAAGTTATTTGACAACACCAAAGGTCCTTCCGGTTTGTGTTCATGGGGCATCCCGGAGTGTTCTGGCCCAAACGCCACGCACGCCAAATGGTGCCCCTTGTTCACCGATCACAATGGTTATCAACCTCTTCTCGATTGCGCAGAAGAGGACCTTCCTGAATGGACAAGGTCAGAACAAATGGCCTTGTTCGATTGATCTTTCTCCTTTCCTTTCCATGTCTTATCCCGCTCCAGATTCCAAGGTCTACGTCACCGTCACTAAATGGGACGGCAAGTGCCTTATTGCCATAGACGCAAACACCAATCAATACATCCACTGGCTTGAAGATGACAAGCGGTGGGAAAAAGTATGGCGCGCGTATGTAGGCAAAGAAAACTTGGTCCTGCTTGCCCGTGTCGGCCGTTCTGACGGGCCTCGCGGCCGCAAGATGTTTGTCGTCAACGTGGAACCCGCCTTTACCCTTCCGCAACCAGAACCAACTCGCAGCCCGTTAGACGTGTTCACCGCCAAGGGGCTGGACGTGACGCCACTGGACCGACAGTTGGATGCAACGGTTGATGCCATCAAGCGTCGGCCGAAGTCCGGCCATGTCGCCTCTAGACACGTCACGTTTGAGCCTTATGCAGTCGCTTTCCTGGAAGACTTCCAGCGAAAAACAGGCTGCAAAAACTTGAAAGAAGCGGCTCATAAGTGCGTTCGCATGGCAATGGCATATGACTCCTGATACTTACCGCGCACTTGTGGAGGGCCTATCGCTGGCCCTCCTTGAGGACGACCTCAACCTGGCGGGGGTTGCCAACGTACCGGAGCTTCGCGACGTACTCCAGCAGCAACGGGCGCAGTTGCTTATCGGGGAACCTCTCCAACACGCCGGGGCTGGCAATCAACTCCGCAAGTCCCGTCCAGTCAGGCCCCATCGCAGGCATATTCAACGCAGCCAATTCAGCACGGAGGGCCTCCAGTGATTTGTCTAAGTCGGGCACTCCGCTGTCCTGCAATGCCTCCAGCTGTGCAATCTTCGCGGTCACTGCGGATTGTTCCTCGGTCATTTTCTGACCCGTGGCATTACTGGCTTGCTGGGCTTCATCCGCCAACCGGCCAGCATTTTCGCGGAGCACTTGGATTAACTGAGCACGCACAACCTCTACCGCTATTCCTCGTCCAAACCACTGGCACGGGGCGTAATGGCACTTCAACCGAAGTCGTCCATACGCTGTCTTCTGGTTCCAAAGTGATCGCCCGCAAGAATCGCAAACGACCAAGCCAGACAGGAGATGTTGAGTCTTTCTCGAACTGGTCCGCGTGGTGGCGCGATGTTTCAGCAGCACCTGGGCCTGTTGCCACTCCTCCGGAGAAATCAACGGGGTGACACCACCTTTTTGATGGGGAACGATGCCGCGCAACATCGGGTTGCGCACCCAGTTTTTCAAGCCACTCACGGACACGCCTGGATTCAATCGGGCGTACCCGTGGCAATTCATCTCTAATGCCATGAGCCCTTCCCACCGTTCCCGCGCTGGACCCCATTGGTCTGGGTGTGGTTCCACCACCCCGTCGATGTATCGGTAGCCGAACGGGCAATAGCCCACGGCGTAATGACCAGCCGCCCGACGCCTGGCCAGCCCATCCTTCACCTTGGCGCTGTTCAGCTTGCTATACGCCTGATTCATCACGCTCATCACGCCGGCCTGAATGAACCCGCCGACGGACTCCGTCTCAATCACGCCGCCTGTCAAAGCCCTGACGACTACCTTCTTCATTGCGCAAGCCTGAAGAAACTCAAGGTCGTCGCCAGAACGGCTAAGACGTGACTGGTCAACCACCAACACCTCGCTGACCTTGCCTGAAGCAACCAATGCCCAGAGGTGAGTCCAGCCTTTTCGTTGGCCCTTAAAAGCCGACGCTCGCTCCACAATCACTTCATCACAGCCCGCAGCTAATAACTGTTGCTGTTGGCCTTCAATGCTGATGTCCTGCTCAGTTTTCTGGGTGGAGACCCGGCAGTAGCCAACCCTCATGGGCTTGGTGTGTGGTTGACGGACCTTACAGCTCAATCGCCAACAGCCCACCACCTATGGATTGCCCAAAGTGCGGAGGTGAAACCCGAGTCACCTGCCTGACGCATCATCCATTCCTAAATCGACAACGGCGTTTTCGGCGTTGCCTTGTTTGTGAACACAAGTTCCGCACAACACAAGACGCCGAACGGCTGGACGATGACGGTCGTCATTGGAAACGTTTGAACTCTCAGGCGGGTGAACGCTCCGTCAGCGCAGTCTTAACCGAAGAAGACGTGCGCGACTTGCGAAATGAGTACGACCGCAAAACGACCACTCAAGAGAAGCTGGCGCTTCGCTACGGCATTTCTCTGTCACAAGTAAACCGAATCGTCCGGCGGCAAAGCTGGGCCCACGTCTCATGAAACGCGCCCAATTCTTCAAACCCGGCAGCATCCTCATCGAACGCCAGGAACCACGCGAAGGCCCCACGCCCGTCTTTACCTGCTGGAAGCCCCACGTCAGCCAGACATTCACTGATGAAAAGGCATTGCTGAAATTCGCGGCTTATCCCAAGTCCACACCGACAGGCGTTGACCTTCGGGAATGGCTTCGCAGCTTTGACGGCATTGCCGTTGAGAAACCAGAACTAGACGTTGCCAGAATCAAAGCGGAAGGGTTTGGCCCCGAAGCAGAGGAACTGGACCCCACATCACAAACAAAAATGATCACCTGATGGCAAAAATTTCCCTCCCCGACTTTTTCAAGTATTTCGACGCCACCAACGTCAATCAGTTGGAAGCCATCGTGCTTCTGGAATCGATGATGCCTGAAACCCTGCTGCGTGATCAAAGCGTCTGGGTCAAGAAATACAGAGAGCCCCTACCTGAACCTGAAGCCCCACCCTGGCCCGTTACGAAAGAGCAGCTGGGCTTCATCATGCAGTGCTCTTCAGAGACACTCAACGACGCCTTGATCAATGACCTGGCCCGTTGTGTAGCTGACTGCGAGATGGACACGCTGGAGCTGGTCTACTTCCTTGGCCAATGCGGCCATGAATCAGCAGGCTTGCGCTACCCGGTCGAGATCCACGACGGCAGTAACTATGAGGGCCGCGAAGACCTGGGCAATACGACCCCCGGCTGGGGCGTCAAGTACGCCGGGACAGGATGGATCCAGACCACAGGTGCCTATTGGCACAGGCTCTTTTCTGAGCACATTGGCGATCCCAAGGTTTGGGAAATCGGCAAGACCTACACCTCCGAGAAGTACCCGTGGAGCATCAGCGCGTTTTGGTGGAAGCAGAACAACATGAAGGCCCTGTGCCAGCAACACAAGGCCTGCAGCAACGCTGACATCGACGTGATCGGTGCACGGGTCAACGGCCGCATGCGCCCTAACGGGGCAGACGACCGCATCGCTTACACCGACCGGGCCTATCGCACGCTTATTGGCGTTTAGCTCTTCTTGCCTTTGCGCTTGCGCTTGCTAGATCCAGAGGCGAAATCAATAAATCTTTTAATAGAAGCGTCAAAATCATCAATCGTTTCCTGGCGTTTGCGGGCAGTGTGGTCAGCAACCCTCTGGTCATGAGTAGCAAGCTGCGTCCACATTGCCTTTAACTCTTCAGTGTTATGGCTGGATTCGCCAGCAGCAATCCTGACGGTGGTGGTTTCTGGGACGACCACATTGGATTTCACGATCTCCGAGTCTCCCGTCAAATTCTTGAGCTGCGCTGACGTTTGAATGTATGCGTTGGGATCAAGGAACTCATCATCAGGAGAAGTGCCTGTAGCAGAAAACGTGTCCGGAAATGTCAGCGTTGACATCGTTGTTTCCGTCATCGCTCGTGGAGGCACAGGCGTCGCCCGATAGCCAGTCACAGCACCACTGGCATCAAAGTCCAGGTAAGCCGTTGTTTGCCCAATTGTTTTGGTTGGTCCCTTCACAACGAAGTCAGCCACCCATAAATCATTAGACACCGACAACGTAATCGTCTGGGCGGCGACATCAATAGCTGAAACAGTTCCGGTCGCATCTAAACCTGGAACCTCAATAGTCTGACCTTCGTAACCATCCCACTGGCCGCCATTAACAACAACGGTGTTTGTCTCTAAGTCAACTGAAACAACAGTGCTCTTGTAGTCAGTCTCATACATTCTGCGATAAGGAGAATAAGGAGTTGAGTTGATCTTATTGATATTGCCCCATTTGACACTGCCGTTATCCCACAATGCACGCCATTTCCGTGTCGGTTGCGCCGTTGGTTCGTTGTAATCCGCATCCGTTCCAGTCCCCCAAGAGCTGCCACCATTATTGTAGTAAAAAGTAACTATCTTAGCTCCAATATCTCGGTTACAAACTCTCCAGCCATCTATATCGCTGTTGGCTCCACGACGTGCTTGCACGGCCTGCCTAATCGCATGTAAATAGGTCGGGTCATTCGTCCATTCCATTATTGGATCTCCCTCCCACCAGTCCGCCTTGTTCCCACTGTTCCATGAACTATTAGGAAAGTTATTCAAAGGACTTACAATCCAATACCTTCCATTATTTTCAAAGTGGATTAACGAACCGCCCCACTTGTCATCATCTTTTGCACCATAAACAACCGAAGGATCATCCTGTAAAACAGCACCTACCTGGAACATGTCTAAACCTGTTCCATCTGCAAATTGAAGCGTGTATTGCGCTGACAACTTCCAAGATGTATCAGTGATTGTTTGCAGGTTGAGTAAATCCCAACCGCAAATTTTCTGCATTGTGCCGTTACCTGAGAACCAGAAACCAACAATGTTTTGCGACTTTTCTGGCGCAACCGCCATTTTCACCACAGGCTCTGTGCTTGAAGTAATGACAGTGGTGTAGGTATAAGGACCAGCAGGATTGCCAGTGATCCAGCCACAGGTCATCACACCATCCAGGTTGTATAGGTGGATTTCACAGGCGGCATTCATCGCCTTCTGCGACCAGCTCACATAATTTTCATCGAAGTAAACCGCCACCGTTCCATTCCAGACTTGCAATGTGTCTGGGTCCCACAAGCCGGCTGCGTCGGAAAACAACGTATCCCTGTTGTCCGTGCCCTCATACGTGGTACTAGACATCGTCCGGTAATCACCCTGGATCGATTGAATCGTTGAGGTCGTTGGCGTTTCTCCACTCGGAGTAGACATTGTGACCTCATCCCCGGCCCGGAACAAAGGCAGGTCTTTGGGGCCGGTCAATGTGATTGTCTTCGTGTCTGGGTCGTAAGCCTGAATAGGGTCCGACAGAGGCGTAACCTCAAACATTTTGTCAACAGTTAGCCACTGCCCTTCCTTAAAGCAGTTATCCGTGAACGGAGTAATTGTGACCTGATCGCCTGCAATACCAAAAATGGTGCCTGACCCTTTTTTGGGAGTCAGTGTTTTGACAGTTGAATCTCCAGGTCCGGGGTCAATGCCTGTGTCGACGAGGATTTTGCCGTTAACTTCAATTGCTCCCAGAGCAGCATTTTTTGCACCGCCGCCACCTGCTAATCCATTACCTTGCATAGCAATTAAATCAATTGAAGAAGGAGGAGAATCAACAGACTTCCATTGCCAAGCATCAGCTAAAAGGCCAGGTGTTGTTGTGACTGACACACCATCAACCTTTACATCTGCACTAGCTCGCATGAACAACCTCAATGAAGTCACTTCAGTCAATCCAAGGTTTTTGATATAAAGCCAGGAAACTGCTGGATCTGCCCTAGCAACAATTATTCTTGTGTCGGTATCACCGTCAAAAACAACAGCAGGAGTACCAGTATCAAACCCAGTGTTAGCAGTACCAGCAGCTGGGTCGTATGTTGCTGAGTCAGTAGGATCTCTGAATACGCCATTACTCCAAACCTGACTGTCGTTGACCGCATCAACCAAAAGCCGACCCGCTACTTTTACGGAATACAGCCTGACGGCTTCACCATTGCCGCCAGCAATAGAAAGCGAAGTAATTTCTTTGTTCTCTGAACCTGGAACTTTGAATGCATAACTGTCGCTAGGGACTGCACCTGAATAGGCTTCAGCTCCATTGATGAAGATATTGGCAACACTGCCAACACCTTGTCCAGACCCAGTGTCAAATTTAATCTCAACTCCTTCTGCTCCAGATTGAATGCCGGGTACAGGCTGCCAAAGCACTGTCCTGTTTATCTCACCCTGAACAAAGGTGTCAACATTGCCATCAAAAACATTTTCTACGGCTCCATTAAAAGGTGTTCCAGCATCTAGATCCCTACTCCAAACCTGACTTGAGTCTGTTGCAGCCCAGTCTCCACCGTCAACAACAATTTTCCGTAAAGCAACATCAGTGCTAACAACAGACACGCCAGGCTGAACTTCATCACCAGTTTGGAACAAATGAATATCAGTACTGTCTTCTAATGTAAGAGTGGCATTCTCACTTACGCCAGTAACAACTATGTTAATACCGCTGCCAAATTGTCCGCCATTCCGAGATTGATTTTGAGGAGCGGCGGCACCACCGCCACCACCAGCGCCATATCCCGTACCAGGATTACCACCATTAGCATCAGTGTAAACAAAATCAGCATTATCACCTTTTGTAGCTTGCTGAAGATTAGGTAGTGATCCAAGGGTTGTCGTAATTAAAATGCCAGCGTCTCCGCCACCACCAGGTGCAGGTTGAGAGTTACCAAGTGCGCCGTCACCGTTAAAGCTACCTGAACTACCTCGGTTACCAGCTGCAAAAACTAATTCACCAGGATAGAAGCTATTGATAGCTGTGAAGTCAGTACTAAACGTATCGCCATTTGTTCCAGCGCTACCGGAAGTGCCACCACTTCCACCGGTAGCATTGCCAGCAAGCAATGTAATACCGCCGAAATTATTAGACAACGCTTGTGTGTAAGTTGTGCTACCAAATTCGGCTACATATTCAGCCTTAGTCATTTGGCGATAATAGGAACCACCGCGACCACCACCGGCACCACCTCGGTTTGGTGTGCTGGAATCAGCAGCTGAAACACCATTTGCTCCATTACCACCGTTTTCTATTACAAAGAAGAAAATATTATCGTCATCATCTAGACCTGAAAAATCAACCGTACCACTAGTACCAGCCGAAAGAGCTAGAGGCTTATAGAAGAAATCTTCGATTTTGCTTGTCCTGGGAGTATAAGAGCTAGAAGCGGTAACAGTGTCACCAACATCAATCACATCACCAAGGTTTGAATTGCCTTCCAGGAGCAATAAAACATTAGTGCTATTAGTTCCAGGATACAAATTAGTTGAAATTGGTTCAGTACCAGCTTTTAAATCCAGAGCACCCTCAACCTTTGCTGTCATCTCCAGCGTTTCAGCCTGACCGCCACTGCCTTCTGCGGTAGTGGTAAAACTCTTGCCCGTATATCGGTTGCTATCAATCGGAGCGTCCTGAGCTAATGCCACTGAATCCAAGACAGGAGCGTCAATGGCTCCCCCGCCTTCTGACTTCAGTGTTGCCCAGGTGACAGTCTCTGTTTTTGTTCCATCATTGACAAGGAACTTATCGGTGTCATTCAGCACATTGCCTTCCTTGTACTGCGCAAAAGTGACTGTTTCAGTCTTGGTGCCATCGTTAACCAAGAATTTGTCAGTGTCGTTGAGTGCCATCGTTCAAGCTCTCTCGGGATAGCAGGACCAATCGTTTAACGGGGCAACGTTGCCAAGCTGCGCTGCGTTTGTCCCAAACTCGCTAGTAATCCCGCCCGCTACGTCAAGGCCGCCACCGCCAACGATGCTTTGCGCTGTGCCTTCATCGTCAAGTTTGACGAAGCCATCAAGGTCAGAACTCCCCCCTATTTGAAAGACGTTGCCATCAGCGTCCTTTGAATAAAGCTTTTGGTCCGTGAGGTTGATTGCTAACTCGGCGGTCGCCAAGTCACCAGCGGCTGGGACCTTATCAGCCTCAACGCTGTTCTTGATCTTGAATGTTTGTGGCATGGCCTATACAGGCAAACAATGGCCCTATACAGGGCTCTCTAGCTTGCCCCTAGGGATTCACGATGGCCTGCCATTCATCTTTAGTTGCCCCTGTGCTCCAATTGCCGCCGTCAAGAATGGCCTGAAGCTTTGTCGCAGGAACGCTAAGGATCGGGTGGAAATAACCGCCATCAATATCTTTCACTTCAAAGTCAGCCGGCGCAATCCAAGGGTTCCGCAGCGTCACCCTGACCTGATTGGTCGGGCCCCATGACTTAGGAACGTTGATCTGCTGGAACTCAGTCCCCGGAAAAGCGGTTAACAGCAAAGACGTTGCTGCAGGCAAATCAGCGGTGTTGTCCCAGCCGACCAGCCAGACCGTCCAAAAGTCATCAAGCTGCTCTCGCAAATACTGCCTAACCGGCTGCTCTTCCGGGTAGCGAATAACAACGACCTCAAGCCCTGCTGCCTTGGTGCCTGTTGGCAACCTCTCGCTTTCAGCACGTACAGCAATGGCCGGCGTGGTCACACCATTAGCCAGCGTGTACTCACCCAATTCATTCCGCAGCAAAAGCTCGATCGTTCGACGCACGTCTTTTGCCTTATGCGCCACTGGAAACCTCCTGTCCTCCTAACTTGCCAAAACCAGCTCCCCGTCACTGACAAACGAGCTGTGATCAGTGGCCCCCAAGCGCACGGGATAGGTCAACAACGGGCGGTCAAGGTCACGCAGAATCACCTCACCCTTGGGTGGGTACTGCGTCACCGCAAGCAACCCGCGCCAATGCTTCCCTTCTGCCTTTGGTGCCAGCAACGCCACGCTGTTGTCATCGCTGATCAGTGCCCGCGTCTGTGGCATCTCTCCGCCTGCTTTAGCCGCCTCAATCAACTGCGGCCATACGCCTACTAAAACGCTTGGCAATCGCTGCTCACGACGCAAAGACAACGCAACCATGGCCGCCTGCGCCGGGAACCCTTCGGACTTGTCCCGTTCATAGAACAAGGCGAAGTCTTCCAGCGTGAATGGCTTAGGTGATCGCTTGCTGTCCCTGTTGATGTTGGCCGTGAGGCTTGCAAGCTGTGCAATAGGCAACTCAAACATCGACAGTTGTTCGCGCTTGATGCGCTGCAGATGCTTGTACGCCGTCATCACCTTGACCCGCAGTTCCCACTTAAACGTGCGACTGCTGAACTCAGTGGGGAAGGCGTGAATTAACTCCCAACAGACGCCGTCGTAGTCAACCGTTTGCCGTTCTTGCTCGCCCCTTGCGGCTTTCCCAGCTCTTCCTCAGTAGGCGGGGCAGAAGGTTCATTCTCTTCTGCTGCAGTTTCGGCTTGCGCAAAGTTCCAAATATCGTCAAACAAAGCCTGAGGCAAATGGGCCAAGTCGTCCCAGTCAGGCAAGTTCAAGCGGCAGCGGATCAATGCCGTGACCGTGGCCGTCTGCGTCTTAATCCCCTGCTGAGCAAAGAACACGCGCAATCGGTCAATCACCTCTTGATGACGCTCAACCAATTCCATCTGTTTCGGGTCGTCAAGCGTTCCTGAAAGGGCTTTCTCAATCACGCCAAACGCTTCAGACAAGCTGATGCCTTCTACCTTTGCAACCTGCTGTGCTAACCGGGCACTCTCGGCAAGACTTGATTCCTGCGAGCCAGAAATCTGGCTAATGATCTGCGACTCCCCAACCGTTAGGCCGCCCAGAATTGGAAATTCAAGAATGCCCGTTTGCTCGTTCCCGCAACGGTGCATTTTGGGCGCTGCAGGTGGCTGAATGAACGGGAGGCTAGTCATACATCGACGTCTGTTTGTTGGACATTGTAGAGATAGCTTGTCGAACTTCTCGTTTACGCTTTTCGTTTTGCAGGCGGATTGCACGCGCTGCCTGTTGCTGCGCTTTTAGCTGTTGCTGTAATTGACGGTCGTTCATTAGTCGGATGGTTTATCGGGGCGAGGGCCCAGCAATGCCTGGCTAAAGCCAAGCGCAGTCAATTCATCCCAGCAATGGTCTGGGCGATTCCAGTTCCAACACATGTGCGTAGCATTCCTTAAGCCCGGAACTTCTTCAATCCCTAGATACTCTCCCGTGTATGACACATCAATTGTTGAAGGCATGTCTTTCGCAAAAGCGACAGTGCCAAAAGTAGCTGCCGAGGTGGTGTCAACAAAGTATTCAGGTTTGACAGTTATCGATTGATTGATTCGATCGTACAGCTTTGAGCATTCAGCGTCACCTCTTAGGTATTGATAAACCATCGGGGTGAAATAGCAGTCGTCGTAAAAACCAAACAGATCGCTAAGCAGGTAACGCGAATTAAAATGATTACCTGTTGATAAATCACCCATACCGTAACCCTTGGCAATCGAACGTTCTTCTGTTTTTGAGTCTAAGTATTTGCGCTCAACCAGTAATTCAAACAATTCTTTGCTTGATGTCCAACCGCATGCAGGCCACCACATACGCCAATCAGTGGTTTCAACAGTGGTTCTTTCTGTAATAACTGCATCCCCAAAAGGACCGCCAAAAGATGACTTATGAACTCTTTTGTTTGAGGATTGCCTCCAGGCCGGCTTTCCGTCAACGCGAAAGCCTGTGCCATTAAAGTTGTAAGACAAGTTGCTTGCCCTGTCTCTAAGCTGTTGAGGTATATCCTCAATTTCTGTCATCTCACCATTGACAATTTTGTAGAGCTTTATTGTTTGGATTTTATTTGATCCTTTCTCGGTAATTTGCGATAACACGTTTTGCTGATAACCGCCATCTTCCCAGCCTTCCTGCTGCGTCTCGGGGAATTCATACCCGTCAGGGATGATATGCGTGGGCTTAAAGCGCTCCCAACTAACGTCTGTGCACTCAAATATTTCGGCGCCCACAATAATGTCACCGTTCAATTCAGACTTGTTAATAGAAACCTGCGAGACGAGGCTGCGGGTTTTGATTAAGTAATCAGTAAAGATAACAAGTAAAAATGTTGTCTCACCTGTGTAGGGCAAAAGGAATACTTCATGCACTGGATCTTTGTCATGATCAAACCAGCCAGTCACATTGGCATCACTTCTGGTGCGCCCGTTAATAGTTACGTTGTAGTTTTTGCTATCTGCCGGAAAGCCTATTGGCTCAGGTCGACGGAAATTCTCTTCCGGGTCCGATGCGATGTAGTACGGGTTAAAAATGCCGGAACTATTTCGCGGGTCTAACGCATATTCCCCAACAATCTCTGGCGTATATAACAGCGGGATCCTCATCCAAACTTTTCCGTTTCTAGTAAACACCCCGCCACTTTCTACTGCGCAATCTCTTATGGGATCAACTGCATAGATAAATCGAGCGGCGTTAAACCCCCATTGCCAATTGGGGTCTTGCGGCCACCAAGGAACAAATTTATATCCAGTGTCACCAGTCTCTTGGTATTCTTCTTTGGCGAGCCCATCAGGTATTGGCACGCAGAACATGTCGGTAACAAGATTGCGCGTTAGCTCAATGGTCACTGGTTCAGCTATTACGCCATCACTTGAAATTGGCCGGACGCTGATGTCCATGTACTTGGCGTCACGCAGTTCATCCCATGGCAGGTTCAGAAGCCTGTGGTGCGTGTATTGAATTTGAACGCCAGCAAACTGCCCCGTCGGCGTTTTCTTCTTTCTGGCATGGGCAGCCGGGTCACTGCTTTTGCCGTACTTGTCTTTTAGGTTGTCCCGCCCTGGGGCGTCATCATCAGCCGTCTCAAAGGCCGCCTGCTTGGCCTGCTTAAGCGTTGCCTCGGTGTCTAGGCGGTCAGCACGCGCACCCTGGCGCATACTTGCCGCTGCCAGCACCTCCCCGTTAGCGCCAACAGCAACGGTGATTTGGGTTGCCATTGATCAAGTGCGATCGATCAGCAGCTGGATGCGATATGTCTGGGTTTGACCGGCTGCCACCGTCACTGCAGGGTTTTCGACCAAAATTGAATGCGGGTAAGCGGCCGTACCCACCTGAATCACAACGGTGTCAAACGTGAAGCCCGCGCCTGTAGCGGTAAACGCTGCCTCGATGTAAGTGTTGGCCCCAGCGGTTCCGCCAATTTCCCAGCGGTCATCACTGCCGTTGTCCAGGCCGCCTTCAGGCAAGCTTGCAACCACAAAATCTGTGTAGCCCTCAGCATCAGGCAGCTTGACCGCGTCCCAGTCAGTGATGGTGCTTTCCGCCGTTAGCGCACCGCTGTTGACATGGAGGCTGACACGACAAGCCAGCCCCTGGTATGCCAACGTTGAAATACGTGCAAACTCTTGACTAGACAGCGTTGCGGTAAGTGCCACGGCAGCTAAAGCATTGACCTAGCTTGCCAATCATTAAAACGGTCCTGTTGGCACCGTCAGTGTCGGCTGTGTGATGTCATAAGCCGCTTTGTTATTCAAAATTCGCAGTTCATCAATGGCAAAAATCCCGTGATTGTTGCGAACGGTTGTGTCGTCCTTATCAAACCAGCCGCCAATACCAATGCGGTCAACCTGAATTGTCGTGACATTGGCTCCGCTAATTCCACCTTGTCGAATGCCGTTCTGGAATAGCCGTATGCCTGTCATGGTCTTAACCAAGGCGATGTGGCGCCATTCATCAGTGACGATTTGCGTGCCTTCAATCGTTTGCATGAATTCCGCGACGCCGTCGTAAATAGTCACCTCATACTTGGCTGTACCTGTCGCCTGGTCAAATACAAGCTCAAGTTCAATCGGTGCCGTAAAGGTGGCGCTATCCATCACGAACACAGTCCACGGCGTTCGGAACTGCCCTGGTTCTGGCATGTAGAACGAATCAATCTTGATAAAAAATTCAATCGTCCACTCATCGCCAAGGTTTAACGCTGTTGAACGTTCAGACAGAAGGCCACCCCGGCTTTCAATCGTGTCGAAATACGCTTCGCCTGAATAGAAGGCAGCAAAACCTGTTCCAAACCGTGGTATCAAATCAAAATCTGGATTTGCATTTTGAATAAACGTTGAAAACTGGCCAGCGGCTGTATTAACGATTGTCAGGTTGTTGGGTGAGCTATCGGTCCAGACCGTTTCGCTTACGTCGGGCGCATCGTCAAAGTGCATCAGCAAGGCCGGCACGATGGGCGACGGACCAACATTGACGCCAACCGCAACGCCAAGTTCAACCGTGCGGACCCCTTCGAGCTTGACAATGGTGTTGGTGCCCAGGGCAACGCCCAGTTCAACCGTTGCCAAAAAGGCCAGCGATCCTGTGGCCTCCACCCCAGCGGCAACGCCTACCTCAGCAACCTGCCGATACTGCTGATTGCCGTTGACACCAAGAGCAACGCCAATTTCAACCTCTTGCGGAATTAGCGCTTGCGCCGTCTGCGATACCGCCAACGTGCCAAGACGGACACCAGCCCGCACGTTGACCCGCTCATTGAACGGCGTAATCAGCTGGTTTTCAGAAGCCAGCGGCAAGTTGGCAGGGTCATAACCATCTGGCAAGTAGAACCACGGGCTACCCAATGCACGGGCTTTTTTGCGGGTGGTGTTTATCCCATTGCCGCCGATATACAACGCATCACAGCTGACGACGATGCCATCACGGCCAAAGCTGTAGTTCATGCCGTTGACCGCGTATGTCGCGCTATAGCCGGCCGCAGACACCCGCAACCCTGAATAAGGCGTGGCATTAAGTTTGTCCGGCGTTGTGGTGACGTTCATCCCCAAGCGATTGCCCATCGCCAAGCGATGTTGCACACGGCCAAACCTTGCTGACACCGCATAAGTGTCGACATTGACGGCGATTCCTGATGGGGCGAAATAGCTTTCACCTAGGTGTGGCGGGCTGTACTGAACAACGCGAGTGCCGGTGCCGCTGTCTTGAAACTGCAGCTCTACATATTTGGTTTTACGGCCTGCGTTATCAAGCGTCCCTTGTTCAACTGCACGGTCGGCTTCACCTGGACGCCGTTGCCCTTTGGGATTGAAGGCCTTGTTTGAAGTGACTTCTGAATCAGTCAGCACAAGGCCAAGGCTTCCTTGGACATAATTCAAGACTTCAGCGGCAGTGGTAAACGCTTCAAGCGTTGTGGACTCTGCAGGCCCCTGCGAACCGCCCTGCGTCTTGCCCCAGGCCTGATAGGTGTAACGGTGGGTTCGCTGGTAAACCACAGGTTCTGGGACGTCCTGGCCAGGCCGGAAACCTTCAGGGATGTTGGCTTCGCCGGCATACTCCTGTTCCTCAATCGTGCGCTCAGTCAGCACAAGTTCGTTGCCCAAGCTCACGTAGCTGTCATCTGGCAGCACCCATTGCAAGCTCATCCGGCCGGCATAAACAAAAAAAGGCTCAAACGTTTCTGTGATGACACGCTTTGGCCTGTCCTTGTCATCGAACTCATGGTTAGTGATCTGTTCGATTTGCCCTACCAAACTTGCGTTGACTCCCTTGCCTGCTTCCAACAACTGCGTGACGTAACCACCTGCGGCGTGGCCCATGCAAGTGCTACGCGTTGTTGTGGTTTTAACGACCGTGTCTGACAGGTCACCAAACCCGCCATCCTTCAATTCGCATTGATCCGTCAGGTCATTTGGTGGGCCGTATTCCGTGACAGTCCTTGTGACTGGCGTGTGGGAAACGTTGATGCTGCCACCTGTGTACTGCAGCTTTACAGTTTCCGGGTCACCAATAGAAAAAACCTCTTCCCATTTAGCCTCATCAGGCTCATAAGTTTGAAGGTTTTTATCGATATAAGGAACAATGACAATGGACGCTGGCAGTTCACCATTGTTGACGCCAGAAATATCAATAATCTCGTCTTGAGTTAAAGAATTGACTCCAGGAGGGGCACCGCTTAAATCCAATACAGTCAATCCGCCTGTCTCACTTGCGTAACCGCATTTTCCTTCGCTCAAAAGCAAGTTTCCAATGGCCGAGATATAACCCCCGCTGAGGTCATATTTTTCCATCATGTAAGCGTTCTCTAGCGATCCCGACGACCCGCTAAGGCCTAATTTGTTTTTGCAATAAGAAAACAAGTCATCGGCAAAAATTGGTGGGACAAACGCTGACTTAGTAAGGCCGTTCAAACACTCAAGTTGCCTGGGGCCAACGTATGACGCGTCGCCGTCTTCCAAACTTGGCACCGGCATCACGCCATCCAAGTAGGTCAGCATGCAGCCCACTGAAACTTCAGTAGTTTCTCTGAACGGGTCAACAAAAGCCGAGAGGACAACCAAGTTTCGTGGGATAGACCCACTGGCGCCGCTGGCCATTATGTAAGAGATGGTGACCGGTGAGCCAATCTGCGGCGTTTGCGTGCCAAGCAACGTCAGTTGCCCACGGGTAAAAACCAGCCCGCTGTTTTGCAGGTAGCTGTCGCTAATGCCACCTGAGATGACATCACCCAAGTTGCAGGTAATGGTCGCGCGTGAATCGATTGCTGCCATCAGACTTGAGGTGAGGCGACGGTGATGGACACGGTGTAGAGGTCATTCCTGACCCCAGACTCAACCCGTTTAGTGACCGATGCACTGGGAGGGCTGACGGGGAACCAATCGCTACCGGGCACAACGCTGGCATTGTTTTTGCATTGGGTGTAGATGTTGTTCCATCCCGCCAGACTGGTATCGCCTTCTAACACTCGCGTTTCAGTTGGCACCCGAGGGCCAGTCGTGTAGCTCTTGCCCCCTGCTGTAAGGCTCAGCGTTGGCATGTCTTGAAAAGACTCCGGTGGTTTGCGCAGCTTTAACGTCGTGCCCCACAACGTGAAGGTGCCGCAATAAACAACTTCATCAGCCTTTTCAACTTCCTTTTCGCGGTTGTAGCACTGCACCCATTGGGCAGCATCTACAAGGTCAAATGTGACTTGGAGATACATTCCCACGTCTTCCGCCTGCGGCGCAGCCAGGAAATAGCACTCACGATCAACCCATTCGACGCCACGAGTTTTGGCGCTGACCGTCACTGTTGAACCGACGATCTCGCGGATGGTCGCATCTTCGTCTTCGTCGTAAACATCATCGTTCAGCCGTGCCGTCCGCCAGCTGTTGTACTCAGCCCTGATGGCCGTCCATTCCTCAGTCGTACACATCACAGACACGTTTAACCCTTCAGCCGTTAGGCCAAGCTCGGTGTCCTTCTCTTGGTAAACCGCCGGGTAAGCGGTCCACAATCCTGCTGCGTACTCCCAAGAGCCGACAGACAACGGGTTAATCAGTGCGCAAGTCATAGTCAGCTAAGGGCGTTTTGAACGCTGATAGACCCATCCGCCTCCAGACGGGCCTGAACGCCGACAGTCCAGTCCTTTTGCACCAAGCTGTCGATGGAATCCCTGAGTGCTCTGTAATCCTCTTTTTGTGCAGTGCTGCCGCCATCGAAGCCTTTAATGATCGTGGTATTCAGGTCGGACAAGGCCTGCGCCAGCTTTTCGTTGGCAGTAATTAGTGCCTTCTGGCCGTACAGCTCATCACGGGCTGCATCGATGAACTTTTGGCGTTCATCAAAACTGCCAAACCGCCTGCTGCCAATTTGGCGGGCTGCCAAGAAATTACCGGCCTCGGCAAAGCTCTTGACCAGTTCTCGCTTCAGTCGGCCTGCCTCGTTCTTCTGCAGCTGAATGCCTTCCTTACGGCGAGCGCCTAACGCCCCGCCGCTAAGGAATTGGTTGATGCCGGAATCCTTGTCAAACAACTGCTTAGCGCGGGTGCTACGCGCTTCACCCAACGCATCAGCTGCCTCGATGGCCGTGTTCCGGGCTTCCTTGTAAGCGTCTGCAATCACATTTGCCGCCTCTTCCGCAGCAAGCAACTGAGCACTAGCTGCCTCTTGTGCAGCGTTGTTGAGCTTTACGTCAGTTCCGCCTGCGTTGCGTGCCTGCTGTTGCGCAATTGCAGCATCACGTTCGGCCTGCGCCAACTTGATACGCGACGCGATGACCGCTTGAGTCTGTGGGCCGTACAACGCTTTTGCCTGCTCAACCGCCAATTTCTCGGCTTGCTTCAGTTGCTCGTTTGATTGCTGCAGGCCTTGAACTTGCAGTTTTGCTTGGACGCCTTTCCCGTCACCAACACCGCTAACCAATTCCTTGAATTCCTCTTTGAGCTGTTTAGTTCGTTCGCCAACCTTATCCATTGATTTATTAATACCATCAGTCACTTTGTTGATCCCAACCACAGCGATTCCATAAGCTGCAAAGCCTGCAAGCAATAGTTTTGGATTAAGAAAAGCTGCTAACAAAGCTTTAGCTTTTGCTGCTGCGATCGTGGCAAGTCGCCAAGCCTTAAGAGCGCCAACAATCAATCCAATAGCAGTTACAAAAGGAAGAGCAGCTTTCGCAAAGCCAACAACACCTTTCACAAGGTTTTTGATTTGATCGGCGTTTTCCTTTACCCACTCCGCCGCAGTTTGAACCGCCGCAGCAAATGTGGCCATTAAGTCAATGACTGCTGGGCCAATAGCCTTGGCAATGTTTTGAGACATGTCCTCGAACGCCTTGCCAATGGCTTCTAGGTTTGTCGGCGGTGGGATATCTCTTAGCGCTAGCCGCTTGGTTGCCTCAAACAGCACATCATTGGTTAGCTGGCCCTGCGCCCCAAGCTCTCTCAACGCGCCAACAGTCGTGCCTGTTGTGCCGTTCAGCCTGTCATAAGCCGCAGCGATCTCAACGCCAAGAGCTGGCAGGTTCTCAAGAACGCTGCGCAATTCATCACCAGCCAAGCGGCCAGACGCAAATGCCTGCTTGACCTGCAGTAAGCCAGCTTGCAATTCAGACGTGCCAGCACCGGCTAACCGTCCAGCTTTTGCAATGCCAACGTAAATAGTCTCGATCTCAGCCAGCTCTAGTCCAGCCGGCCGCAACGAGCCATAGAACTTGCTGAAGGCTTGTTCTGCTTGCAGCGTTGACTGTTGCAACACTGCAGAAATTCGCGCAACAGACGCTTCGGCCTGTGCAACTTCGTTATATCCAGCCGCCAAAAATGACAGCCGCCTGCCTGCCTGTTCAGAGGCCACGCCAACGCGCAGAATGTTGGCCGCAAAGGCGGTAACGGCTAAACCGCCTGTGACCTTAATAAGGTTTCCGTATCTGGCTGCAAGGCTGTCAACGCCAGCCTCAACACTGCGCAGCGTTTGGCCTAAGCCATTAAAAGCTTTTTGCGCTTGACGGCCTGCAACACGCGCAACGCCACCCAGCGTGCTGAGTTCAGCCTTTAATTTCCTTGCGGCCTCTACTGCCTCACTGGCCTTGTTGTACGCGGCGAATGGGTCTTTCTTAGGGGCAGCGCTTTTGCTTGCGCTTTGCTGAAACGCCTTCAGTTGGTCTTGCGCCTTTTTTAGGCCAGTCAGGACTAGCTCTAGTTCGACTGCCCCGGCGTCCACTGACTTCCCGCTTCTGGCCTAGCTTGCCGCCATTTCAGGCAACCTAGAGAAAGGGTCGGAAGCCGTGGTCAGTGCACTGTCATCGCTCGAAAATTCGGTGGCAGTGTTCGAGGTTCCCACTGCTGACGTTCAGGAAGATCCAGAGACGGGCAACGTCGTGCCTGTCAATGAAACACTGAGCTATCGGCTGTATCTACGCCGTGGGGCATCGACTAGCCCAGGGGCCATGAGTGGCAGCAACAGTTATGCCAGGGAACTGCCAGGCATTGATCAAGAGGTGGCGGCATACGAGGGTTATTGCATCACCCCCACCCAGCTCGACACACGCATTAGGGCCGGCACTAAGGCCACGCTGACCTTCGCGGGTGAACCACCGCATGAATGCACCGTGCAGGATTGCCGCTTTGTCTACGGCTCCACAGGCTTACTAGGCGAAACGCTGATGAACGTATTGGGCCATAAGGTCCGCCTGATTTCGTCTGACTACCTGGGGGTTGACGCCTAATGGCTGAACTGAAGGTAACGGCAAAACTTAAGTCCAACGTCTTAAACCAAGTAGCCGGGCGTGCGCTAACGGCCTATGCCAAAGAGCTTGACCCAATCCTTGATCGTCAATTCACTGATGAGAAGTGGAATTGGCCCCGCGTAACACGTCGGCGCAGCGGTGAGATTGCTGGCTCTCCCCGTAACGTTATTGATTCCGGCGACCTGCTGAACTCAAAGACATTCACAGCAAGCCCCAACAAAAGGCGATGGGTCTGGGATACCCCTTACGCCTCGCTGGTAAAAAACGGCTTTATCACCAGTACAGGGGCCAGCGTTCCCGCCCGTGACTGGGTCTGGGCAGCCCTAACAGAGCTGCCCTTTCCTGCTTATATCGCCCGATACCTCAAGCGGTAGCTGCCTGCGTCCAGACGTAAGCGCCAATGCCCGTCAGCGTGAAGGTCACGGCAGCCACGTTGCCGGCCTGAATGTCCTCACTGAAGTCGGTGACATAAGCCACGCCAGCGTGGGTTTCAGCCGTTTGGATAGGCAGGCCAGTGTCGCAATCACCTGTAGGCGTAGGCGATTCGCGGAACCACTCAATGGCAGCGCCAGTGGCTGAATCCAGGGCTGCCTGCTTCAGGATTAAATACCCGGCATCGAGCATGTCGATATTCAGGGTGCAATCCACCGTGTAGCTGTTGCCAGTCACAACGCTTGCAGCCCAACCGCCCGAGCCGCTGGCGTCGTAGTCATAGGTCTGCACGTCTTCCGTGTCAGACGAGGACTGAATGGCAAAGTTTGTGAGGTTCTTCACCTCAGTCATCGAAGTGGAGGCGCTGGGCACTTCGCTGCAGGAGTCACCTGCCGCGATGAAGGTTTTGTACCCAAAAGCAGCAAAGAAACTCACGGTGAGGCTGGGGGTCTTTGGACTAGCTTGCCGCCTTCTCTTCTGCCATCAGCAGGTCCATTGGCCCTGGCCTAGCGCATTCATGCAGCTCAAATCCTTGGATCTCATGATCAACACCAGCCGTGGCGACGATTGCATCTTTGCAAGCCTGTTTGCTTACCCCAAGAATCTGGGCAACCTCATCAAGGCTGTGGCCGTTAGACAGCAACCGCCGCACCGGCACGCTTAACTCCCGCACCTTCAATGGCGCGGTCAGGACAAAATTGTGATCGCGGATGAAGTGGCGAATTTCACCCGTCGCAAACTTGGTGAGGATGGTGCTGAACTTGCCTTTTGTCGGGTCAAACGCACGGCACGACTTCAGAAATGCCACGTCGATGCAGCTAAAGACATCGAGGCTGTCCACCATCGGAAACTGCCGCGTCAGCTTGGCCCCCAACAGCCTGATCAACCCTTGATGCTCGACATACATCTGGCCCATCTTCCGCTGCTCTTGTCTCGATAGCGGGGCCTTTAACCAACCACCCTTTGGCGGCTTGCGTCGTGCTGGGACGGCGTCTGCAATTGCGTCTAGCTGCCCTTCAGACAACTTGATGGGTTGAGGCTTTACCCGGCGATAAAACTTGCTCCCAGGCTTATGCCACACCTCGGCAACTGACCCATAAATGTCAACCTGTTCAGCTGCGGACACGGTGCAACACTCGGGACGAGCCCACCGATGCCACGCTTGTGGTCAAGCAACCCAGCATCTGAGACAGGACTGGCAGCTTCTCAAGCAATGCCACAGACCCTGATGAACCGCTGGCATCGTCGCGCCAGACAATCTTCATCACGTCCAGCGTCAGTTCCTTCAGGTCGCTGTTCGGGATGCCAGGGACAAGCTCACCCGGCGTACTAGACCCACCGCCACCGCCTGAACCCGGAATGCCGCCAATGATGAAAGCTGGGTCACCCAGCAGGACATTGGCAACAGCAAACGTGGCTTGCTCAACCTGCGGCGGGACGCCCGTTTCGCATGAATAAGCGTAATCACCGCAGACAGCATTAGAACGCGGCCATTTCAACGGCTGCGTCGGATCGCACTTGCTGCCGACATAATCCAACGTATCCATCCAGCGCGTGGCACTGACTAACGCCTTTTCTTTGTCAGTCTCTTCTGCAGTGTTGTTCCAAGCAATATCACCCAGCGCTTGACTTGCGAAGGTGTCACCCTCGGCAACTGTCAAATAGCTGTTGTCTTCACTTGCTCCGAGTAATGCGGTCAAGCTCATCTGAAAGCTCCAGAACAGCAGCGCGAAGCAACTGGTTTTCTCTCCTCAGTTTAACTGCCAATTCTGCGGCTTCTTTATGGCTTAGCGCCGTGCAAACACGACGCATCACTTCAAGATCTAACCGTTGCTCCAGTGTTGCAGGTGGCGTATTCCCTGGAGCCGACAACATCAGAATGTGCCTCCGTCTAGTTCATTGCTAACGGCCCAACCGCCAGCGCCAGCATTCAGAGAGGTGTCCCATTGCATCAAGTCGCCTGCAGCGGTGCCGGTGGGCAACGGGTCCAAGTTGTCCAGTTGAGTTTTCAACTGTGAAGCCTGCACGGCAACACCGGCAGCGCCATTCGCAATTTGCACATCAGTGGCAAATTTAATTGCGCCCTTTTGGCTTTCACTGCCGTCTTTGATTTTGATAATGGGGTCGCTGGCCCCGTTGGTGGCGGTGTCAATCTCAATGGGATCTTGGCCAGACACGGTGGCAACACCACCGCCACTAACGATGATTGACCATTCAGAATCAATTTCTGACCAAATGGCCTGAACGCCTTTAACAACTGACTCCCCGGTGATGCCCGTCCAGGCGGCCGTGCCGTCTGTGGTGTTGGTATAAATCCAGCCGTTTTCAGGGGAACCTGGCTCAGCACCTGCATTAGTAAAGTCAGCTTCACCCTTGTAAACGGTGCCTTGTTGCAGGGTGACGTCCAGTTTTCCGGTAGACGGATCAATGGACAAGCCATTGCCAACCGTGAAGCCGCCTAGCAATGAGGCGCTAGCAATCGGCAACTCATAGCTATTGGCAAGGATTAAATCCGCGCCAGGGACCACTCCAGGCGTGCCATTCTCAAGCTCAGCTTGCGTGGCAAGCCGTACAACGCCTTTGACCGTTGTAGTGGCATCAAGGCCCGCTAAAACAACATTGCCGTCGGTCGTCGTCGCACTAAGGCCAGTGTCAGGCGTGACATCGACAGTCTTTACATAATCACTGCCACCAGTGGTCGGCAGAAATGCACCTTCACCGCCAATGGCAATGACAGTGGCTGCTTCACCTGCGCCTGTGTCTCCCAGGCCGTAATACAGGATTTTGGAAGCCTCGTTGAATGCCAACTCGGCTGCTGCCAGCGTGGTCGGCGCCCCTGCCCCAGAAGTCGCAGCGCGACGCTTAATCCTGATCTTTTGAGCCATGGGGCCGGCGGGGTCTTTGGCCTAATTTGCCGCGCTAAAAGTTGCCGCCATTCAGCTGGTCAGACCCACGCCATTTGCCGTTAATGGCTTGCATCACTTCAAAGTCATTAGCAGGGGGTAGCCCTGGGATGTCATCCCAAGGCGTTGGGTCACGCGTGACCTGAATCAGGTCATCGCCCTTTTTCATGTAGTGCATATTCACGTCAAAGGCCCAGCAGATCTCTCCCTCCTCTAAATCACCTCTGTTCGCTTCCAGGTCAACCAAGTTGCCCCGAGCAATACAAATCGGCGTCCTTGGTGCGGGGGTCGGCATCGCTGAGATTCCTCTGGTCTAGGTTGCCTTTTACAAGACTTCTGAGTGATACAAAACCCAGCCCTCACGGCTTAACCGCAGTCTTGTCGCCTTCACTTCGTCGTATCGGCAGTCAATGACGTTTGACACGCCATTTTTGTAGACCATGAGGCGAACAATTCCGGCCATCAGAGGCTTCTGAGTCGGTACGACCCAACATAGACGCACAAAAAAAAGGGGCCCGAATGGACCCCTTGCACCCTATAGAGGTCAGACTAATCAGGCGTTGATAACGCCGTAGGGAGTGTTGACGTCGATCTGAACCAGGGGGATCAGGCGGGTGTCAGAGAAGGCAGCCTCCCAGTTGCCGGCAGTAGCCAGGTTGGCGTTGGACAGGCCGGTGGCAGCTGTGCCCTTCCAGCTAGTACCCAGGACGTGGTGACAAGTGTTGTACTTGATCGCCATTTGCTGGGTCCAGGTGTCCATGGAGTCACCTGTCTTGATCGTCAGGGGGAACTGCGATCCAGTGCGA